AACTAGCTTCTCAGACTCTTGACGAAGATGGTTTTGCAAAGAGGCTTGTTGCTCTGCTTGTTGCTGTTGTGCAATGCGTTGCTGTTCTTGCCTTACTACTGCTAACTGCTTCTCACGCTGACTCTGTTCAGCTACCGCTACCGCATAACCGATAGGGTCTGTTTCCTTTAGAACATCTAAGTCCACACCCCGATTTTGCTGCGTAAGGAAGCTATCCAATGCTTGCAATTTCTGGGCATAAGCCAATCGCTCTTGTTTTACTTGCTCAAGATGATTACGCTCGGCTTCAATAGCCTTACGTTGTTCAGCAAGAGCCTGAGACTTTTTAGTGTAATCTGTGCCTTGTTGATAACCCTTGATAAGTTCATCGAGTTCTACCTCAACTTCCTCACCAGCAGCTTTGACTTTATATCTAGGCTTGGGCTGTTCTTCCTCGGATTCCTCCTCAGAATACTCAACTTCATCAGCCTCTTGTTGGTACTCTGGTTGACCTTCGGATTGGCTGTTGTCAGCTTCCTCGGAATCACCCATCATGCCTTCAAATGCTGAAGCAGCTTGGTTTACATTTAGGTTTTCACTCCCTTGTGGGTTGGTGTTTTCCATTTGTCATCTCAAAAATCGCCAGAAACCTTCTGGACAGAGGGTAAGGTTTCCCTTACAGAATTTTCCACTTCTTCTCTCTAATCACAGTTTCCGAGGCTAAACCTTCTAGGTGTCCTGTAATCAGTTCAATAGTTTTAATGTGGCGGTAAGCATCTTCACGCTTATCACATTCTTCGCCACTTGTGTTAATTATCACACTAATCTGTTCTTTTTTCAAGTTATCTATAACTTCTTTGAAAAAGTCATCATTTAGTAAGTTTTTAGCCCATTGAGCCAGAACCGCTTTATCGTTCATAGAAGTGATTTAATTTGTTTCTTTGTAAGTTTTCCAGAGTTAAGCAATCCTAGAAATTCCTCACCATACTTATCTACAGCGTTTTTCTTAATGACATACTCACCTGACTGCAATGAGGCATAACCATCGTCCTGTCCCATTGGGTTAGAACCCATCAATCTGTTCATGGTAACTAAACCACCTCTAGCAAAAGCAGTTCCATCACCAACTCCATCACCAACTCCGCTTGGCCCTGTGTCCCCTGCTTCACCACTATTTCCAGCACTATCTGCGGCTGCGGCTGCGGCTGCCCCTGCTGCTGCGGCTGCGGCTGCTGAAGCACCACCAACTGCGGCATTTGCTGCTGCTTGACCTGCTGCTGCGGCTGCTGCATCTGACATACCTGCGGCACTAGCGGCTGCTGCTGCGGCTGTACCTGCGGCTGCTGCGGCTGCGCCAGTACCACTAGCACCAGACGTTGCTGTATTACCAGTAGTAGCTGTGCTATCTACATCTGCTTGCGCCATAGCTGCATTAGCGGCATTTGCTGCGGCAGTATTTGCTGCATTTGTTATTGACGCAACCAATCCTACTGGCAAACCAGTAACCATGCCAACAACGGAAGCTAAACCTTGGCTTACTGTATTTGCTACTGCTTGACCATTAGGGCCAATTGAAAAACCAGTATTTCCAGAAGTTGAAGCATTGCTACCATCACCACCACCACCACCATCACCGCCAAAAAGACCAGTAGTTGTATCCCCTTCAGTCTTTGTGACGTATTTAGTAATATCAAACTTTTCTGGAAGTTTTCTAGGTTGCGCCTGTAACAACGAACCATAAGCAATTCTTGGTTGGTCAGGTACAGTAACTCCAATTGAGTCTAGCAATGACCTTGTAGGCGCAAACTGCGTCTGTGGACGATACTGGCTTTGTATGCCAGAAATAATGTCCTGATAAGTAGCAGTCTTAGGGTTATTTCCACCAACTAATTCAAGCAGTTCTTGGTAGTTCATTCTGTTCTCACTTAGCAATCATGCTTAATACGTTATTCAATGATGGAGGCGCACCAACTACATTGCTTTGCATTGTCTGTAACCCTAAGTTAGCATCTGCTGGAACTCCACGAATCATGTCAACAATGCTTTGTGTCGTAGGACGCTCATTAACCATTGCTTGTGCTAAACGCTTAGATTCACCAAAAGAGGGAAACAACTCACGAAATTGACCTGCTACTACTGGTGCTTGGTAAACATTCTTAGGATTGAAGTTTGTTAACGATGTTGGTGCTGTAGCCAATGTAGATATTGGCACACCTGCATCTGTCATGTATGACTTATCGTAAGTATTTTGACCAAACTGGAAAGGTACATTTTGTGTAGTAGCCAAGTTAGCCACAGAGAAATTAGATGGCAAATTACCACCATTCTGTGCAGCAATCTGGTCAACTAATGCCTGTACACCTGTAGAGTTTGCTTGCGCTTGGGCTAGTGTTTTACCTACACCCAACTGGAAACCATAGTTAGGGTCTAACGCAGTTACTGCTTGTGGAGTAGAAAATGCAGCATAAACATCATCCATTGATTGAGCATTAGCCAACGCACCTGTCAGGTTTTTATATTCAGTACCAGTTAGCGCACCAGTATTCAACGCAAGGTTAATCGCTGCTTGTGCTTGCTCACCAGTAAGTGTGTTCTGACCTTCTTTGACAACTAACTTACCATTTACAAATGAAGTGGTTATTGGTTGCTGAGTAACAGGGCTGATAAATTGAACGCTATTACCTTGGACATTTTGAGAAATGTTAGGCAAAGCAGAATCTAGCTTAGTTGTTCCTGTTAGAACGTCATAAGTCCCATAAGGATTGACATTGGCATAACGCCCTGCAAATGGGTCACTCTCTAACGCATTAACATTGGCTGATAAGTTCTTTGCAGTACCTAAAACGCTTGGATTAAATGGGTCATAACCCAATGTAGCCATTGCAGAAACATATTCAGTCTGCGTAGGGTTTCTACCTAGAGCACTACGATAGCCAGAAATAATGCTTTGTGTGTCGTAGTTATAACCTTCTGTGCTGTAGTTTAATGCGCCAGTTCCTTGTCCAGAACTACCACCACCAGTTAAATACTGAACAGCATTGGCTTTCTCTGCCGTTGTAGCATCACGCCCAAACTGTTGGTTATATGCGTTATCAATAACGCTATCTAATACTTGCTGTTCTGCAACAAGTGGTTTTCCTACGTTAGTTGCGTACTGATTGACTGCACCAGTATCAAATCCAAGCACACGCCCAAGTTGCTCTGCTGAAACACCCTTGTTAACAGCTTCATTGGCTACAGCCGTATAAAGAGCATCACCTGATAAGCCTTTAAACTCGTTTGCAATAAAGTCTTTAACTGCTTGGTCTGAATAATAAACTGGTGCTGTAGCCATGATTAACCCTTAATTTCTACATTAGATGTAATGCCAGCACCAATTTTCATTGCTTTCAATTGGGCTTCTGCTTCAAACTCTTGTTGCTTCATTGCAAAGTAAGCCTGTTGTTTCTCACGCTCTAATTGCAACTTAGCTAATTCTTTCTCACGCATCATCTGCATTTCAAGAGCAGCCTTCTGTTGCGCCATCTCTGTATCAATCTGCATCTGCTGTTGCTTCAACTGAATGTCAGCTTGTGCTTTGGCTTGGTTAGATTGAATCTCAGCTTGAGTACGAGCCATAATTGCTTGCACTTCTGGAGGCACTTGTTGCTGTTGTGGAGGAGGATTAGAGAGCATCTGGTCTTGCTCTGGTGTGATTGGCTTGTAGAACTCAGAAGAATCCTTAAAGCCAGCAATCTCAACCATGCGTCCCAATGTAGAACGATACTGAGCAGGGGAAACGTAGGGATTGGCAGGGCCGTACTGAGCAATCAACTGCTCTTGTTTAGCAAGAACCATCGACAACATAGCCATCTGCTCTTGTCGGTTACCAGCACCCAAACCAACATTGATAGACACATCGTATTGGTTAGCCCATGTACGAGGGTCAAACTCTACGAATTCGCCACGCATACGCACCATACGAGCCTTGTCTTGGTACTTGCAAAGCAAATGCAAGATGCCTTGGAACAAAGACTTAACGCCTGTCTCAGCAAAGATACGAGCCATTAGTTCGATCTTACCTGCGCCAGCTTGTTGCATAGAAGCTACAGCAGCAGCAGTCACATTCTGCAATATAGCAGGGTCTAAACCCTGTGAGGCATCAGATACGCCTGTACGCTTAGACTGGACTGTATCCAAGTACTGAAGCATTGGGAAAGCAGCTTGAGCCACGTTCTGCACAACCAACTGTTGCACAGCACCCTGTGACTTGGCACGAATAACACCACCTGCTGTAGATGTAAGCAAGTCATCAAGGTTTACTTGACCTTCAACAGCAACCACTCGTGCATTGTTTGTCAGATACAAGTTATCCAACATCTGACGAGTGATAGTGGTCTTAATCAATTGCAGATCAGTAGTGCGATCAGCAAGTGAGTTACCAAAGAACTTGTGTGGAATTGGGATAGGGCAGATTGAGTGGAAAGGAACATAGTCCACTTCCTCAACCATTTCCTTACCTTTTTCGTCTTGCAGAATCTCGTTTGAAGCGTAGAAAACCTGAGTCAGAGTAGCAATACCTTTGCCATCCATATCAGTCTTCACATAGCACTCAAACACTTCAATCTCTTGCATTGAAGGGTCATCAGTCTGGACTTGGTATGGCTGCTCACCTGCTGAGTAACGAGCCACACGCTCTGGTGTGTAGGCTAGAGCATCATCCATCTGCAAGGATTCAACTTGCTTCTTGTTGAAACCCATAGCAACCAAGTCACTACGAGTCAACATCTGACGATGAGCAACGAATGGGCTGTCAGCAATAGTACGAGCCTTTTTGCTAATCAAGAACTCCTCTGGAGGAACATTCTCAATCGTGACTTTGCCTGACTTCTTACGCTTTTGGACTACGACATTGTGCGTAGAACCCATGACTGGCATACCAGTTGGGTCAAAGACTGGTTGACCCATTGGGTCATAGATTGGGAATTCTGTCGTATCTTGCTCGACAATCTCCATTGTCTCATCACTCATCAGCATAGCCAATTCGTCATCAGACAAATCAAAGTAACGCTCTTTTGTCAGGTCTTCTTTGTCTTCCCAATAAGCCTTAACAATGCCATTCTTCTGCATCAAGGCATCTTTGAACCAGTCATGCAGAATAGCTACACCTGCATTGTCCTTGGTGAATACCCAATTGCAATAATCTGTGGCTTGTTTGGCTGTGGCTTCGTCTTGTGGCCCCTGTGGCTCAAAGACTACGATATTGTCTGAGCCTGTAAAGATACGGACTAAGCTAGGAAGTGCGCCATCGATGGCTTCTGCTACTTCTCCAGTAACGATCTGGCTCTTGCCTTCAACCTCATTGCCGTAGGGCTGTCGGAGATACGCTTCCAGAGCCTGTTTGCGCTGGTCAACAGTCTCTGTTTCAATGTAGCCAATAGCATCATCAATCTCTGCTTGGAGTATTGACTTCAGTTCGTTCTGTTGCATTTTTGTCCTTTGGAGGGCGACCCATTCGGGGTTTGTCCAATTTTAACTCTTTTATCATATTTTCCAACAGTTCGACACGCATTTCAAGTTCTTTTACTTTTGGGGCTAAATTTACCCCTTGACGCTCTAAATACATCAGACAATCCATTTCGGTGCTTGGTTAATCGGTTTAGACCATGTACTGTGACCTTCATCAAGTCCAAGGGCTAAGTATCGGAATGAGTCAGAACCATGAGAAGACCAGTCATGTAGTGGTCTTTCATAGAAAATCTTACGCTTCTCATCGTAGTCTCTGCGGTAGTTTCTCAGGCAATTTAGCCCTATTTGCACCTTTGGCACATTGAACCAGCACCTTGGAAGCAGTCGCCTTACAGCCTGAATACCATCATCTAGCCCCATACGAGGCGCAATCTTTATCTCTAGTCCTGCTTCCTCAAGCATCTCTAGTCGGCTTTTTCCAGAACCTAACTCTCTTACCCTAACGTCATGGGGCAAGATATGCTCTGCTTTTGCATAGTCATTGTCCTTAATCCACTTCACATAGTGGTCTAAGCCTACGCCATGATTCTCGTAGTAGTCCAGTAATCTGACCTCAGAGCCTACCAACTGAGCCACCCAGATAGACGTAGAGTCACCCATTCCCAAATCCCAAGCTGTAAAGGTACGGCTTAGTTCCTCTCTGGGAATCTCTTGCATATGCTTCTTGTCTTCTAGTTCGTTCAGGATTTGCCCATAGTACGAACCTTCTACAGCAGCATCAAAGCTACACTCAAACTCTTGGCGGTACTTATCCTCACCCATCTCATTACGAGCAGCCTTCAGTTCTGTATCATCCACTACCCCTGTCTCAGAGGCTTTGAACTCAAGCAGTCCCCATCCATCCTCTTTCTCTGCCCTATCTCGCACTTCTTTAAAGTGGTTATGTCCCTTTGGTGTGCCAATGAACAAGCACCATCCCTTACGATCAGCTAGTGCAGGTCTGACAATATCTGTCCAAATCTTAGGATTCTGGTCACCAATCTCATCTAGGATTACCCCATCAAAGTACTGTCCCCGCAATGCTTCAGGATTGTCAGAGCCATATAACTGGATACGCCTACCCCAGAAGTCAACTCGCAACTCAGAGATGTTGCTAGAGCCTCCTAATGGGTCTGCATACTTCACAAGATAGTCCCAAGCTACCCTCTTAGCCTGTCCATAGGTAGGGGCTATATAAGCGTATCTAGGGGCTTCATTTTGGTTAAGGATAGCGTCCTTGATGATGTGGTTAATCGCAGAGACAGTCTTGCCCATGCGCCTATGAGCGACAACAACACCAAACCGCTTGTCATCCATCAAGTCATGGATAGCAAGTTGTTGTTCTCTAGGTTTGTAAGGTATCTCGATTACTTCTGCCATTGGACGCTTATCTGAATGTCTTTACCTTCTTCTCCAGTTACCTGAAGCGGTAAGACTTTACCTATAAGTCCCATGAAAGCCTGTGGATGGCTCTCGGCTTTGTCGATTAGATATGAAACGCCACCAGCACCCTCAAGTGCTTCTAAGATCATCTCTCTAATGGCAGCATTGCCTTTATCTAGGCTTCCTTTAGGTCTGCCAGAGCCTTGTCTAGCACCACCTCTATTTGATAGGTTTGATTGTTTTTCAATCATGGTTGTTTGACTCCTCTAGGGTTGGTCAAGGTTAAGTTAATACTTTATTCTAACAGACTTTGAATTTCTTTTCGTTTTTCTTCATCCAGTAGGCTTGTTGCACCTAAAGGCAAAGCTGGCATAGCAAACATCTTATCGCCAAACTTCTTAAACAATTGTGTCCGTTCCTCTGGTGTTTCATAGAAGTAAATCTTATCAATTCCTTGACTTTTCAGGTAATCAATAGATTGCTGTGGAACATCTTTAGGAACAATAGCACCTTCAAACTCGCTTACTTGAACTGCCCTTTGAGGCTTAATCTCAAAGTATTCAGTAGGCATTGTTTTGACTTTGTTCATAAATATCTGAACATCAGCCTTCAATTCTTCTGGAACATCTTTATAAATCTTGTCCAAATGATTTACATTTTTGACTTGACCAATCTCATACAAAGCATTTTGAGGGTCATATCTGTAACCATCTTGACCTTCTAACTTACCAAGTCTATCTGACAAGTCATCAAAGGCATCATTGACTTTTTTCTTGATTGGTTCAAAGTCTTTAGACGAAACAATGTTTTCTCGTGCAGCCTTTACTTGGTCAAAGTTCTTAAACTTAGGTGTAGCGACAGCACGAATGTTTCCAACTCCATAATAGAAACCTTCTTCTCCAGCACCACCTTTCATCTCTCTTACAAGATTTTCTAGTGTTGCAGGTGCATAGCGTCTATTACCTGAATCTGTATAGCCTCTGAAAATTCTTTCTTCTGGAACTACACCAACTTCAGCTAGTGTGTTATCCATGTTGGCAGACCAGTTTTCAAACTGTGGCTTTAAATCTCTTACTCGTTGATTTACTTCTTGAGTGAATTTCCAAGTATCTTTTTTATAGTCTTCAAGATTAGGCAATAGCCCTTGCTCGTCAAGAAACTTTGCTTTATAAATATCAGATTCGCCTCTCCACTTCCAGTCATTTTTTAGTCTATCTACTAAGTAATCACCAGATGGAACTTTTTGAGCAACATCTGCAAAATAATTGTCTATATTTTTAGTACTTTTGGTATCAAATTTATAATCAATTTCAGGTGTTCTAGCTGTGTAAGCATCAAATCCATAGACAGGATTCTTAGCAGATGGAATAGCCATTGACTTGTCACCAATCAATGAGATATTGCCAAAACTACTCAATGGATTTTCCACATTAGAAACAGCAATAGATGGTACTGGCATACCACCAACCTTTTCAACTCGTGCTAGTTTTTCAGGTGAAAGATTGTGGTGAACAATCATTTCCTTACCAGCTTCGACATTAGGAACAAATTGAGATGGAACTCGTTTACTCAAAAGACCACTAACATCTTGAATACTTGCACCAACTGGCAAACCTTTAGTAATCGGTGCTAATATTGGCGCAGCTTGAGCCAATAGACCTAACGCATAGGCTGGCTCTGCTGTTTGACGAATCTTTTGATAATCAGGGTGAAGAACGCTAAACCCCATCTGGTCAGGGGCAGTTCCTAGCAATCCTTGTACGGCAGCATAAGTACGAGGGTCTGCTAATGTTTTTACATCACGCTTTTCTGCCAAGGCTCTAGCCCTAGCAC